CATCTACGAAGTCACCAACAACGAGCAGAAGGCCACCAAGCAACGCGCCGACATGGACGAGATCATGGAGAAGGCCCGTGCTGCTGAAGCCAAGCGCGACGCGGCCAAGGCCAAGTCTTCCTACTACTCTTACTCCGGCATGGCGCTGCAACTGGCCATCGTCCTGTCCTCTGCCGCCATCCTGGCCGTCACCCTGAGCCTGTTCTACGCCTCCATCGGCGTGGGGGCAGTCGGGGTGCTTTTGTTCTTCTTTGCTCTAGGAGCCTGAGATGCTGTCGCTTCTTTCCACCCTCGGGGGCTTGCTGCTCTCGGGCCTGCCCAAATTGCTCGAATACTTCCAGAACAAGGCAGACCAAGCCCATGAACTGCGTCTGGCTCAGGTGCAGACCGAGCGCGAACTGCAACTGGCCGCAGCAGGCTTTGCCGCCCAGGCCCGGATGGAGGAGATTCGCACCGAGCAGGTGGCAATGGAGACTGACGCCCGGATGACCGAGGCTGCTCTGGCGCACGACCAAAAGATCATGGACAAGGCTTCGCGGTGGGTGGTGAACTACACCGGCACCGTGCGGCCTACGGTGACTTACATCTTCGTCTTTGAGTTGGTGGCCATCAACGCCTTTATGGCGTGGTATCTGTGGAACCACCCGACGCTCATCCAGAGCATGGACGACATCATCAAGTACTCGGACCTGATCTTCTCTGCCGACGAGATGGCGATCCTTGGCGGCATCATTGGCTACTGGTTCGGGTCGCGCCAGTGGAGTAAGAAGTGAAACTGAGCAAGGTGGGCGAGGCTCTCATGCACAAGTATGAGGGCTTTAGGAGTAAACCCTACCTTTGCCCTGCCCACATCTGGACAATTGGCTATGGCCATGTCCTGTACCAAGAGCAGATTCGCCTGCCTTCCGTACGCAAGGAAGGATATACCGGGATGCTTCGCAACGAGTTCCCCCTGAAGCCGGAGGACAACCGTGTCTGGACTAAGACGGAGATCGACGAACTATTCCGTGATGATGTCGGGACTTTTGAACGTGGTGTTCTTCGACTTGTTCCCGGCGTATCTGGCCGTCAAGGCAGCTTTGACGCTCTGGTCAGTTTTGCCTTCAATGCAGGGTTAGGCAACCTGCAGCGCAGCCAGATCAGGATGAGGGCCAACCGGGACGACTGGGATGGGGCGGCTGCGGCGTTCCGTAACTTCATCACCGGTGGTGGCAAAGTCCTGCCGGGTCTGGTAAAACGCAGGGAAGCCGAGATTGCCCTTTTCCTGTCTTGACGGGAGAATACCGTTATGCCGCTGAAGAAACTCACACTGCGCCCAGGGGTGAACAAAGAGAACACCCGGTATACCAATGAGAACGGTTGGTATGAGTGCGACAAAGTGCGCTTCCGCCAGGGCACTCCTGAAAAGATTGGTGGGTGGGCTCCTCTATCCACGTCTACATTCCAAGGCATTTGTCGATCCCTGTCCAACTGGATCACGCTTGCCAATATCAACCTGCTTGGCGTTGGCACCAATCTCAAGTTCTACGTTGAGCAGGGCGGTCTTTACAACGACATCACACCGTTGCGTACAACGGTCACCATCAACAACAACCCGTTTGCGTTGACTGCTTCAACCACGGTGACGGTGACTGACACAGCGCATGGCTGCACGACGGGTGACTTTGTAACCTTCAGCGGGGCGGTCGATATTGGTGGTGTAGGCACCAACGTCACGGCGTCGGTTCTGAATCGTGAATTCCAAGTCACGGTGGTAGACGCCAACACCTACACCATACAGATTTCTGTGGTGCCTAACGCCACAGCGATTGCGGGCTCTCCTGGTGGTGGCGCTGCGGTGGTGGCCGCGTATCAAATACCAGTCGGCCCTGCCGTGGCAATCCCGCTGTCGGGTTGGGGTGCAGGTGCTTGGGGTTCAGGCTCTTGGGGTCTGACATCCACGTCAGGTTCGGCGTTGCGCCTATGGAGCCAGAGCAACTTTGGTGAAGACCTGATCTTCGGCCCCCGTGGCGGGAACTTGTACTACTGGGATGCTTCTGCGGGCGTGAGTACCCGTGCCGTTGCGCTTTCTAGTTTGGCGGGCGCTAACGGTGTGCCCACTGTGCAGAACTTCATTGCGGTGTCTGACATCAGCCGCTTTGTGTTTGCCTTTGCTTGCAACGAGATCGGGTCGTCAGTTCAAGACCCCCTGCTGATCCGGTGGTCGGATCAGGAAAGCGCAACGGACTGGACCCCGGCAGCGACCAATCAGGCAGGCAGTTTGCGTTTGTCGTTCGGCTCGGAGATCGTCGCGGCCATCCAGACCCGTCAGGAAATCGTGGTGTTCACGGACTCGGCCCTGTACTCATTGCAGTACCTTGGGGCACCGGAGGTCTGGGGCGCTCAACTGCTTGGCGACAACATCTCGATTGAGAGCCAAAACGCCGTGGCAATTGGCTCAGGCGTGGTGTATTGGATGGGCGTAGACAAGTTCTACAAATATGATGGCCGCGTCAACACCCTCAAATGCGATCTGCGGCGGCATGTCTTCGGAGACATCAACCAAGATCAGGGCTCGCAGATTTTTGCCGGGACCAGTGAAGGCTTCAACGAGGTCTGGTGGTTCTACTGCTCGGCGGGGTCCACGACGATTAACCGGTATGTTGTCTACAACTACCTAGAAGAAATCTGGTACTACGGCACGATGGAGCGCACGGCTTGGCTTGACTCCGGTCTGCTCGACTTCCCGATTGCGGCGACCTACCACAACAACATCGTGCTGCATGAGAACGGTGTAGACGACAACGTGACTGGCACGCCGGTGGCGATCAATGCCTACATCGAGTCCGCTGAATTCGACATCGAAGACGGACAGAACTTTGGTTTCATCTGGCGCATGCTGCCAGACGTGACGTTTACAGGCTCGACCACATCTAACCCGTCGCTCAACATGACGTTGATCCCGATGAAGGGATCAGGCTCTGGGTTCAACACCCCGCAGTCCTTGGGCGGGTCAAGCAGTGCAGCGGTCACGCGCACGGCCACGGTGCCAATTGAGCAGTTCACCAACATCGTCTACATACGAGTGCGCGGGCGGCAGTTGATCATGAAAGCCGAGTCCACTGGTCTTGGCGTGACGTGGCAGTTGGGCTCGCCCCGAATCGATGTGCGTCCTGACGGCAGGCGCTGACCATGAGTTTCATCATTGAAGATGCAGTCGTCCCCGCGCCGCCAAACTTGCCGCTGGCTCCGGGGGGCTATGACTCTCGGTATCAAGAGGCGTTCAACAACGTCCTGCGTCTGTACTTCAACCGACTTGACGCACTGCTGAGGAACATCGTGACGACTCCATCCCCCATCCCAATCTCTATCGGCGGCACCAATGTCGATGCCTTTGGGCGGTTGCGGGTGAGTCAACCCTACACGCTCTTCGACAGCCAGAACCGCTACGCCGCAGACAATCAGTTTGATGTGGCCACAACCGGCACGGGCACGACGACATTCCTGCCCAACGAAGCGGCAGTCAAGATGGAAGTCACCGGGGCCGGTGTCGGTTCGGTCCTGCGGCAGTCCTATCGCTCATTCCCGTATCAGCCAGGGAAGGGTCTGTTGGTGCTTGCCACCTTCGTGATGGACAGCAGCATGAGCCTGAACCTCACGCAGCGGGTGGGCTACTACAACGACCAGAACGGCGTGTTCTTCCAGCGCGTAGATGGCGTCTATTCTTTTGTCCTGCGCTCCTACGTCACAGGCTCTGTTTCCAATGTTCGGACAGTCAATCAGGAAGATTGGAACGGCGACAAGTTGGATGGCACAGGGGACTCCGGTTACACGCTTGACCCGTCCAAGGCTCAGATTCTGTGGATGGACTTTGAGTGGCTTGGCGTTGGATCAGTCCGGTGCGGCTTCATCATCAATGGCCAGTACATCGTCTGCCACACGTTTAACAACGCCAACGAGATCACCAACGTCTACATGACCACGGCTATCCTGCCGGTGCGCTATGAGATCGTGACCACCACGGCTGCGGTGGCGGCTTCGATGAAGGCTATCTGCTGCTCGGTCATCTCCGAGGGCGGGTTTGAGCAAACTTCCATCGACCATGTGGCGCGACGCACCACAGTCCTGGGCACCATTGGCTCTACTTTCTTGCCCGTGGTCTCCATTCGGCTTGCTTCTGGTCGGACAGGTGCGGTGGTTTTGCCCAACCGGGTGCAGGTTCTGCCGACGACCAATCAGAACTACGAAGTGGCGCTAATTAAGAACCCCACCCTGACTGCTGCGTCATGGACGGCAGTGCCGACTGATTCAAATGTGGAGTTTGATGTAGCAGCCACGGCCACCACGGGAGGCTCTATCGTGCAGACGGACTATGTGACGGCAACAGGTTCGGGTGGCGTGGGCAACACAAGCGCGGCCACGGGCTACAACTTTGACCTGCAACTAGGCGCATCCATCGCCGGGGTCAGTGACATCTACACCGTTGCTGTCAGAACTGTCTCTGGTGCGACCACGGGTGACGTGGTTGGATCGTTGTCCTTCTACGACCTGACTCAATAAGATCATGGCGCGACTGTTTACTGAGCAGGAGTTTGATGACTCTGCCAATGAAGACTATCTGCGGAACATCATCGGCGGCGTCCTCGCACCGACTCCTGCGCCTGCCCCGTTTAATTTCAAGAACTACATCTACCAAGGCGGGGCAGACGACACTGTCGCCACTCAGCGGGGACTTGACTACATCCGTGAGCAAGGGCTCACCCCGCAGCAAGGTGTTGATCTGTTCAACACCAATCTGGGCACCAACTTCACGTTGGACGATTACTACCGCGCCACGGGTACACAGCCTCCCGTCGCTGCTCCTGTTGCGGCTACGCCGATTGCTGCTCCTGTTGCGGCTACGCCGATTGCTGCTCCTGCTCCGGCTCCAATACCGGCGCCTGCTCCTGCCCCAACATCTGTTGTGGAGACTCCTTATGTTGCGCCCGCTGCGTCGACCCCGGCTCCTGAGCCTGTTGTTACTCCTCCTGCCACAGTCTACGAACAACTTGAACAAGCGGGTCTGACAGAAGGACCGGCAGAGCCGTTTGTCTCTGCGCCTGCGGCTCCGCCCCCTGCGCCTACTCCTGCTCCCGCACCTGCGGCTGCGGCGCCTACAGACCCTGCCTCATTTATTACATACCTGAATCAACTCGATCCCAACTTTGCACAGCGTTCGCTTGAGCAGTATCGACGTGATTATGCTGCTGCATCTGCTGCGGCAGAGGGTGCGTTTGACCGGCCTGACATGGTTGGCACGAATGTAAGTGGTTGGAATATCACACCATTTGAAACATACCGCCCAGACCCAAGTGGGTTTGATATTCCTGATAGGCAAGTAACTGATGCGGACAAAATTCTTGGCGGATACAACGCAACAAGAAGCACTATTGGTGAAAACGGGAAACCAATAGAGACAACGATTACATACGACCCGCAGGGGAGAGTAACCGGTTCGACGAACAGAATTTTTACCGGCAGTGACAGCGGCGTATTCATTGAGTACGACGCGCAAGGTAGAGTAATTCGTCAAAAACCGTTTGATTACTCTGCGGAGAGCGCGGCATCTTTGATGCAAATAGGGAGTCTTGTACTTCCCGCGCTCGGCCCGTATGGGATGTTTGTCAACTCTGCTTTACAAGCAAGTCAGGGCAATTACCTTGGTGCAATTGCGGCTGCCGCAGGGGGTCTTGGTGGGTTGTCTGGCGCTGCCACGGCAATTGATCCCATCTCTGGCGCTGTGGTCAACACGGGCAGTCTTGCGGGTATCCCGACCTCTACGTTCCAAAACATTGCTACGGGCGCAAACGCAGCAAACGCAATTAAAAATAAAAATTGGTCAGGGTTTCTTTCAACTGTTGCGGGCAGCAGCCTTGGCCAAGATGTCCTTGGCACATCTATAGGCGATACCGGATTCACTCTTGGAGATGCGGCCAAGGGAGCGTCTGCCCTTATGGCTGTCCAGAATGGTCAGTACGGGCAGGCAATTACGTCCTTGGGGCAACTAGCAAACAGCAGGGACACGGTCATTGCTGGTCGAGCGGTATCGTTATTGCAGGCGCTTGAGTCTAAAAACCCGCAGGCAATTCTTGGTGCGACGCAGCAGTTTAGTGCCGCCATGTCTGATCCTGATCGGACCAGTCGTCTGTCAGGCGCGGGTAGCACTACACAGGTTACTGGCGGGGATTTGCAATCCACCGGACTGAGCAATGTTGATGATTTGCTGTCAGTTCTTGAGGGCACGGGCGGAACTTTGCCGACGGTTGGTACCGGTGCAGCAACAGCAGGTGAGATTGCAAACATAATAGCAAGTGCGCCTGGGTTTGGTACCACTACACCGGGACTGGAAATTGCGCCGGAGACCGACGACGAACTCGAACGTTTCTTGGCTACAGGTTTGGAAGGTGCGAGTACTCAAGTTGCAGGGCTTCCTCTGGTTGCTGTTCCTGCGGCTGTTGCCCGCGTGGCACCCGTAGCGGCTGAAGCCTTGATGCCTGCGGCCATGAGGTTTGCCGCAAACAATCCGCAGTTTGTAACTGCACTGGCTCAGTCATCTAACCCAATTGCACAGCGATTGTTGGCGGGATTGGCGGCATCCGGCGTTATTACGTTGCCTGGGGATACAACAGCCCCGGACACAGGGGACGAGACTCAACGCTTACTCAACCGATACCCAAATCTTGGCAATATCCTACGCCTGCCGGGGGCTGTTACTGGACCCCGCGTTACTATCGGCCCTGATCTCCTCCCTGTCGGAGAACTTGATATAGACATAGAGGGTCTCCAAAACATTGTTGCCGGTGCTCTTCCGAAACCGGTAGTGGTGCCTGAAGATCAACCTAAGCCGGGCACGGCACCTTCTACCCCCACAACTCCTGTGCCGGGTACACCACTGCCCGGAACCCCTAGTCAGCCTACACCGGGTACGGTACCTACTCGGCCTACTACACCCGTACCCGGCGTGCCACTGCCTGGAACGCCTGCTCCCGCTCCCGCGCCTACGCCTGCTCCCGCGCCTACGCCTGCTCCCGCGCCTACGCCTGCTCCTGCGCCTACGCCTGCTCCTGCGCCTGCTCCCGCGCCTACGCCTGCTCCCGCGCCTACGCCTGCTCCCGCGCCTACGCCTGCTCCCGCGCCTACGCCTGCTCCT